CAAGAAAGCAGGTGTTCATCGACTACAACCCAAGCGCAAGGTTCTGGGTGCACAACAACATCATCGGCAGGGATGACTGCCGCTTGATCCTAAGCGACCACCGAAACAACCGATTCCTTACTGAGCAGGAACACAAGAAAATTGAAGAGATTGACGACCCCGAATTGTGGCGAGTATATGCGCGTGGACTGACCGGAAAGATAACCGGGCTTATCTTCACTAACTGGGGCATCGTTGACAAGCTGCCACCAAGGGAGGAGTGGAAGATGGAATGCAGGGGTATGGACTTCGGATTCACCAACGATCCAACTGCGCTGGAGCACGTTATATTGGCGCACGGAGAGTTATGGGTGGACGAAGAAATCTACCAGCCTGGAATGACGAACGATGACATCGCAGACCGATGCAAGGAACAAGGACGGACGAAACGTGACCTTATCATTGCGGATTCGGCAGAGCCTAAGAGCATTCAGGAGATACACAACCGAGGGCTGTGGATAATCGGCAGCACCAAGGGAGCGGACAGTATCAACAACGGCATCGACATCTTGAAGCGTTTCCGCATCAACATAACAAGACGCAGCCACGGCATCATCGGGAACATGCAGCAATACAAGTGGAAGAAGTCAAGGGATGGAGAGACAACGAACCAGCCTATAGACGCATTTAACCACGGCATAGACGCAATACGATACGTAGCCTTAAAGAAGTTATCCGTAGCGAGCCATGGAACGGCTAGGGCGCACGTATTGAGACAAAGATAACGACAAAATTATAAAGCGTATGGATAATAACACTACATTCAAGTACTGGCTGGCAGTTGCTAGGCACACCAGCTATAAAATCGGCAAGCAGCCACGACCAGCTTTCGTTGGAGGAAAGCAAGTGCCCGACAATCTCAACCAGCTATCCATCGGGCAGCTGATAGACCTTTCCCAGCTATCAGACAGCGAGGAAAGTCTGTATCAGATAGTGACAACCGTCCTCGGTCTGAGCCACAAGGAAGTGGAGCAGGCTAGGGCAGTTGATGTCGTTATGCTCATAGGCTGGGTAACAGCAGAGGTCGAGCGCATCAACAAGCTCTTCGAGAGCACAGACACAGCGAAGCCAACAAGACTGGAGAAGGAGGCAGGCATCGATACCCTGCGGTTCGGACTATTCGGCATGCTGGACTGGTATGCGGTAAGGATGGGCATCAGCGACCACGACCAAGTATTAAAAACGCCATGGCTTCGCATCTACAAGTGCATGGAAATGGACAACAAGAGAAGCGTGTACGAGCGAAACCTGCAGAAGTTGCAGGCAGAAGAGATGAAACGTAAATCTAGATAATTATGGCAACAATTCGAGAAACATTGAAGCAGCTGGCAGCAGACACGCTACCAGACTACACCTACCTATTTGAGGACTGGGACACAGCAGACACCAAGCTGGAGAAACTGAACTATCCGGCAATCGTCTGCATCATCCCAGCCAGCGGCACGACAGAGATACGAAACGGCAGAGTATACGACACCGTAAACGTTGCCCTGGCTTATCTCGACACCGTACCGAGGGCAGCGGAAGGAGAAGACAACGGAGAGTGCATCGACCGAATGAAGGTGGCAGGGGCAAGGATGATACGAGCCATCAACCAGTCGCACCAGTTCGAACCATTGGAAGGGCAGCAGTACTACGAGACCATCATCGAGCGGCTGAGCACGATCGTGTCTGGCGTAATGTACTCCCTGCAACTGACACAGAGCATAGGAGGGTGTGAGGTATGAGCAAGGGAGGTATTCAATTCGACCCCAAGGCGGCATCGCTCATCATGCGTGAGGAAGTGGAGAGAGCACGGCAGCTTATCATCAACCACATTCGTATCAGCGGACAGAACGCATCAGGGCGAACGATAGCTAGCCTAAAGGTGGAGCAGCCCAGCGAGGAAGAAACCATCCTTTGGGGACACAAGCCATTCGGAGTACTCGAGACCGGACGAAGGGCAGGAAAGATACCATACGGCTTCCGTAGCATCATCCGGCAGTGGATGAAAGACAAGGGACTGCACGGCAGACCTATCCCCTACAAAACCAAGCGGCAGCACAAGTATACACCACAAGAGCGTGGCGACATGAGCATGGCAGGAGCCATCGCCCACACCATCGCCAGCAAGGGTTCTAAACTGCACCGGACTGGCGGCAGGGCTGACGTATACAGCAACGTTGTGCCCGACACGATGAAGCGGCTCGGGCAGCGACTTATTTTCTTAATCCACCAGTCGGTGGGAAGTATCAAACTAAACAATGAGACGGTATGAGACAGACAGAGAAAAACAATATCACGATTAAATACCCGGATGCTGTAGGCTTCGCATTCCTTCCCTGCATCATCAAGGCAAACGGCTCGGGTGTTGCGAGCATCGAGGCAACCATCAGCAGGGAGACCAAGACGTACACGTACAGCGTGGAAGCGTTTGCAGATAATTGCATCATGGACTACCGGGAATATGTGCAGGCACTCTTCGATGGCATCAGCTTCGGAAACATCGACTACAGCAGGGAGAGCCAGAAGAGCAACCTCGGGGCGGTGTTCGATGTTTCCGTGAAGGTCAAGGACAGCGAGGGGAGCGACCTTGCAACATTCAGCTACACGACCTTCTACGTTTGGGGAGCGATGAGGGCAGGAGAGACGTGGAACGCAAGAAAGAAGCTGACATGGTTCACGCATTTCCCATTCTCCTTTGGTTTTTATCTCAATGCGGCTTCCCAGATACTTGTCGGCTATGAGGGAGCACCAAACAAGTTAGTTAAGCCCGGCATCGATGGCATCGTGGACATTAACACCAGCGTTCTGCCAAACAAGGCGAGGTACTGGAACATCTACGACTACGATGGCAAGATAGAACTGGGAACGTTCACGGACGTTTTCGACCTTACCTTTGCGATGGCGAGCGGTGGCAAGCAGTCTCTCCTTGCAAGGATAGAAAGGAACGACACGGAGAAGGGCATTTATCTTCGGTGGGTTGACCGACACGGATTTTACTGTTACTGGCTATTCACGCAAGGCGATGAGAGTAGAGCGATAAGCAGCGGCACAAGCTTTGTACGCAACAACCTCGGAGCGTATGACGATACCATATTCGGATACCTTGGAGCGAACGGCAGAAGGCAGGGCTACGGCAGAGAGGACACCATACCTCTTTGCGCACCATTGGTAGACAGCGAGACGTTCGATTTCCTGCAAGACTTGGCAAGCAGCCCGGTCGTTGATATGTACCTCGGTGGCGACAAGTGGCAGAGTGTGACAATCAAGGCAGGAACCTACACCAAGACAACAGCAGAGTTGCAGGATTTCGTCTGCAACCTAGTTATTAACAATACACAGATTCAGCAGCTATGACAGACCAGCAACTATACATAGACGGTGTTCTTATGGATATGAGCGATGAATCAGCAATCACGCTAGACATCAAGAGCAATCTTTTTCGCGATATTACGAAAATGACCGCTAACACGACATACACCATCAACCTGCCCAAGACAGCGCACAATATGGCTGTGCTGGAGTTTGCAGGGAAACCGAGCACCAGCAGCAAATACCCCTATATTTTCCACACAGCACGTTATTTCCGCAACGGCTTGGAGATTATCCACAGCGGAAGGGCAAGCGTTCTGAGCGTTAAGGAAACCATCGAAATTTCGATTTATTGGGGATTGTTCCAGGCATTGGCAACGCTGCAATCGTCCGACCTGAAGCTGAACGAGTTGAATTGCACGAAGTATCTGCGTTTCACCAAAAACAACAGCTACGACACCTACGAGAAGGCAATAACGGATGGAGTATTCTATGGGAGATACGAAACGGCAGTGGCTAAGACATCAAGCGATGAATGGTATGGATACGACCGCAGCTTGGGAGGGAACAGTGACACGACATACTCACTCGTTGAAGGTAAGATAAGAACTGGAATAGAAATCGGAAAGTATGTATCGGGCGAGGTTTTGACCGATGAGACATACCAGTGTGCAATCATACCTTTCGAGGCTGGAATGAGAGCCACCATCAGAAAGGTTTTAGGCAAGGGACAATTCCGGACATGGGCAATACTCGACACCAACAAGAACGTTATTAGCCTTGCCGATGATGCCGGGAAGACAGAAAAAGAGACTTATCCGGTACTACCAGCTCCAGATCCTATGCTCGGAATGTTCGTGAGTGCAGGAGCGTGCATCGCCAATCTCGAAACGAGCGTTGCCATGGAGACAATATCTATCAGGGTTCGAGCAGAGAAGGCTGGATCTGTCGAATACGGAGCACTGAACAAGGAGACCGGAGAGACAACACCATGGGGAACGTATGAGGTTGCAGCCGGAGAAACAGAGTTCAGCGTGGTAAAGAGTAAACCTTCCGGTCTCCTCGTATACATCAAGCCTTCGGTAGATAAGATGATAAATATGGCGTTAAGCACGGCTGTGGCGGCTTATTATCTATCGGACGGTAAGTTATCCCAAGTGCAGGCTGGAGGAGCGTACAGCGTTAAATATACGAGCGGGAGCATGCCTATCGATGTAGACCTGCAAGCACCAGCAACAGCGGAATGGCTTATCATCAACGCCATCAAAGCATACAGCACTGGCACGACTATTCTTGTTAAGAGTAAAAGCGAGACGGAGAACAATGCGAGAGCGAGCAGTGGCACGTTTGAAAGAAACGGCTCTTTTGGTGGAGGTGGCTCTTCTGGTAGTTCCTGGGGCAATGGAACAATCCAGCCAAGCGTGACGGCAAAGTATATCCTAGACCTCATCACGGCACAGACTGGTGTGGAATTCGGCTGGAGCAATCAAGCGAAAGAAATCATAAAGGGGCTTGCTGTACCATTGATTACAAGGAAGGCAGATGTGCAGACGGTTGTAGGCAGCTTAGAGGGCACTTTTTTTTCAACGGAGAACCTCGGTATTCTCGACTTCCAAGCAACGAGTCTATCGGAGGTATTCGATGGGCTGGAGATTGGGCACAGATACAGCCAGCTGAATGTTAAGATTGCCTGCAAGATGATTTTTGATGTTCAGATGAACTGGTTGTGGGACGCATCGAAGGTAACTCCTAGCGGACACAAATCATGGAGTTTCGGTGAGGGGAGTACTGAGTCGCAGGCATTCTACTCATATCCACCGAATTACATCGAAATGAAGGTTAAACACAAGAACGATGACGGAACTTGGACGGAAACTCTATATATTGCAGGGTTGCAGCAGGATGAGACTTCTAGAAAATATGTGACCGATTATGAATCGGATAAGGTAAACGGCAGATTCATACACCTTGTAGCAGGACGAGGGGAGATAGATTTGGAAGATGGCGACATCGTAACCTTTGAAATGAAGCACCCAAAAAATCAGGCATTAATTGGATTGAAGTGTTACAACGGTCGGTTGTCTGCCAGCATCAAGCAGAGCGATGAAGTACCCTACGGAGGAAATTTCCCTATCGGCAAGAACCTGCCCGACATCAAGGTAACGGATTTTCTGAAGTGTATCTGCATTCTGACATCAACGTTTCCAAGCCAGCGGTTTATTGGTGGAACACTTACGTTTGCAGACATCGTGAACCTTTGGGAAGACAAGGCGCATGCGGTGGACTGGACGAAGAAGCTCATCCCGAGCGAAGCAAGCAACCATCCAAGGCAGACCGATTTCAGCGTAGAGGACTACTGCCAGCATAATATCTACAAGTGGAAGGAAGACGACACCGTATACCAGCAGCACGATGCGGATATGACTATAGACAACAAGACGCTGGAGTATACGCAAGACGTCTGTACGCTACCATTTGCTGCCACGGACGGAAACCGCATACCGATATACGAATGGGAAAGCAAGCAATCCACGTTTAACAACACAACGTACACCAGACAAGTCGCAACGAAATACAAGGCATGTAAAGACCGAATAGTGAACCTGACGAAGAACGATGCCGGCTATGCGGAATTGGCTTTCAACATCGACCTTCAGGACATCTTCGACAACAAGTTGGAAAAGTTGAGAAAGACGGTGGCGAACCCACACCATATTGTGGAGCGGTTCAACCTTTCCGATTTGGAGATACTGAACTTTGACGAAACGAAGCCAGTGTACTTTGCACAGTATGGAGCGTATTTTGCAGTCCTGGAAATCAAGACCACAAGCAGCGGATACAGCGAGGTTACAATGATAGAGTTGAACAATTAAACAAAGAAACAATGACAACAGAAGAACAGAAGATACTTGACATCAAGGTCAAGTACGAGGATGCAATCTATGGCATCATCAGATACAAAGAGAAGATAGACCAGCTAAAGCAATCCATCGAAGACTTGAAGAAGCAGGAGAAAGACGGCACTATATCACGCAACGAATACAAGTTGCAGACGGAAGCGGTGAACGCAACCATCAAGGAGTACCAGTACAATGTGCGAGCATTGCAGAAGGAGGTGCAGAACAGCATCAGACAAGAGGAACAGCAGGAAGGCAGTCTAAAGTCAATGCGTGCAGAACTTTCGAACCTAACCAAGGCTTATTCGGAAATGAGTAAGGCAGAGCGAGATAGTGCAAAGGGCAAGGAACTGCAAAACCACATCAACGCTTTGACGGACGACATCAAGGAAGTGGAAGAGGGTATCCAGCTATACCAGAGAAGCGTAGGTAACTACAAGAACGCAATCACGGAAGCCATCTTCGGCAACTCTCGCTTTGGCGCATCCCTCCAAGCTATCGTGGATATGGCAGGAAAGAGTGACGGACTAATCGGGCAGCTATCAACGAGAATAGGAGCATTCAAAACAACCGTTCTCGAACTTTTTACAAATCCTTATTTCCTGGCAATGGCAGGTGTGGCAGGCGCAGGAATGGCATTCAAATGGTGGTATGACTACAACAAGGGATTGATGGAAGCCACACGACTGACGCAGCAGTTCACCGGATTGATCGGGGACGAAATGAAATCCGTGCGCAACGAGGTTCTTGCGGTATCCAATACATTCGGTTTGGAATTCACGGAGACGATGCAGTCTGCTAATACAATGAGCAAGGCTTTCGGTATTTCCGTTTCTGATAGTTTGAAGATTATGCAAGACGGACTGGTGAGCGGTGCAAACGCCAACGGTGAGTTCCTCGACACGATTAAAGAATACCCGAGATACTTCAAGGAAGCCGGACTGAATGCAGAAGAAATGGTGGCAATATCAACGCAAGCGACCAAGGAGGGTATCTTCAGCGACAAGGGCGTTGATACCATCAAGGAAGGAAATCTACGACTGCGAGAAATGACAACCGCTACGGCTGCTGCACTTGACGGAATAGGTATATCATCCAAGCAAGTACAGACAGAACTGCAGAACGGAAGCAAGACCACATTCCAGGTTATGCAAGAGGTGGCTAATAAGTTGAAGGAACTCCCACAATCAAGTGCCGCTGTAGGCAGCGCAATTGCCAACATCTTCGGTGGTCCGGGAGAGGATGCCGGACTGGCGTATATCGAGATGCTCGGTGACGTTGAGTTGAACATGGATAAAGTGAAGGCAAAGTCCGGGGATATTGCCAAGGCTCAAGAAGACGAATTGAACGCAACCAAGGAATTGCAGGACGCAATGGCTTCTCTGTTTGATTACACTGGGGGTGGATTCGAGACCATGAAGGCTCAGTTGAGCACGATTGCAAAGAAATCACTTACGGCAGTTATCAAGGGAACAGTGAAGGCGATAAACTACTTTATCGATTGGTATAATAACAGCCTTCTCCTTCGAGGTATCATCAATGCGCTCGGCACAAGTTTCCGCTTGATGTGGAACGCAATCAAGCTTGTATGCAATCTTGGAATAGACGCATTCAAGAGGATGGGCTTTGCAGCCAAGGGCATGCTTGATATTCTCGAAGGTATCGTGACCTTCGACCTATCCAAGGCACAGAAGGGATTCAAGGAGATATTCGATATATCCGGCACAATCAAGGAAGCATGGCACGACATCAAGAACGCTGGTATCGAGATAGGAAACTCATTCGCAGACGGATTCGAGAACACCGTGAACGGAAGGCTCGAGCACATAAAGCTAGCCAGCGTGAACGGTGGAGCGACCAGCAGCGAGCCAGTGAGCGGAAACAAGGGAACGACACCAGCAGCAGCCAAGGGCAGCACTGCCAAGACCAAGGCACAGAGAGCCAAGGAAGAAGCGGAAGCCAAGGCAGAAGCAGAGCGCAGGAAGAAGCAGGAGAAAGAATTGCAGGCACAGATTGCGCTTATCCAGTATCAGTACAACGAGAAAGTGATGGACGCAAAGAAGCGATACCTCGCAGGTATGTACGACAACGAGCGAGACTACAGCAACGACCTCGAACAGCTGGAGAAGAACATGGTGTCACGAAGCATTGACGCATACGTGGCGGCAGGGCAAATTGGAGCGGAAAAGGCGCAGGAAATGCAGGCAAAACTGCTCGACATCATGATAAAGGCGAAAGCAGACTTGAAGAATCAAGCAAAGGAGATTGTGGACGAACTCAACAAGGAGTTCGAGGAAGCAGAGAAGAAGCGAAGGGATGCGGACATCATGAACGGTGGCACTGGAGAGGAAGACGATGCAGCCAAGCTGGAGAGATACAAGACTTTCCTTCAGAGCAAACTGGACGCATACAAGGACTATGCAGCCGTGCAGGAACAGCTCCAGAAAGACCTGAGCGATACTAACGTGGAAATACAAAAGAATGAGAATGATAAAAAGAAGCAGTTGACAGAAGAACAACTTCAAAACATGAAAAGCTATATTTTGGCAGTTGGAGATGCTTTTGTCGATTTCTTTAATAGTGAAGATAAATCTTTTCATTCTTTTCTGAAATCTTTACTTAGCTCTTTGCTGGATGCCGTAGAGATAGCCATGGAGGCACAATACATTGAAATCCTAGGAAGAGGCTTAGCTAAACTCGGATGGGCAGGCGTGGCAGACGCAGCAGCGAAACTCGCATTGCTTAAAGCAGCATTCGCAGGAGCGAAAGCACTCGTCAAGGGATTCTCCACTGGTGGCTACGTCCAAGGCTCGGGCATTGGAACCAGCGACAGCATCCCGGCAAGGCTTTCCAATGGCGAGAGCGTAATGACCGCCAAGGCGACTTCAATGTTCAGTCCGATATTATCCGCATTCAACCAGTTAGGAGGTGGTGTTCCTATCGTAGTAAACAACGGAGGCAGCAACATCGGCATGGATATGCTGGCGGCAGCTGTAGCAAGAGGGTATCAGATGGCTCCACAGCCAGTAGTGAGCGTTGAGGAAATAAACCGAACCCAGCGTAGAGTGCAGACGATAGAGAATATTGGCAGGATTTAAAGTGTAGTTATTTATTCAAGATTTGCGTTCTGAGCGGTTTTCGCTTAAAGGTGGTAAGGTTACACACCAAAGGCAATAAAAGCCGCTTAGAACGCAAAATTTCGGCTTGTTTAGAAAAATTAACTGCTTACGAGATAAACATATTGAAAAATATCGTATCTTTGCAGCGTTTTAAAACTTAAAAAATCACGATTCAATGGCAAAACTCAGAATATACAACGACATCGACAGCCAAGACAATAAGTTCTGGTATCAATGGTGGGGAGGCGATTGCGTATGTTTTCAAGATATAGATGTTTTTGCAGCAAGCATACCGAAAGACGATGATTCCATCGATATGCGCATCTTCTGCAATGGCGGCTCTGTAGTCGAAGGTTGGGCAATTTACGACCGACTGAGACAGAGCGGCAAGAAGATAACCTGCACCGTGGAGGGCAAGGCAGCATCTATGGCAACAATCATCATGCTCGCAGC